GGATTCTGCGGGCCTACGCGTGCGGGGGGAAGGCGCCCGGGTATGCGCGCTACGGGAACCTGCTCTTCCTGGGCGAGTCGCAGCACACGGCCCCATGCAGTCTCGCCGGTGAACGCATCATCCGAGCCGTCATACAGCGTGGACGCGGACACAGGGAGAACGGCTAGATGCCCGATGCCCCAACCCTCGTGTACTGCCTGCCAGTTGGCCGTTACCGCGCTGAGGCGACCGGCCGTGCCCGAGTAGGTCTGGCCGATACCGCCAGCGTTACCGCCGACGTCTTGCCAGTCCAGACGCCAAGTCACCGTGCCAGCGTCTTCCTTGACCCAGAAACGCATGCGCACCCACCCGTGATAGATGTCAGCGCCGATGGCAACACCCTGGTCAACGACCTTGTTCGTTCCGCCGTCATAGCCGCGAACGATGGCAAGGTCATCCATGAGGATGAATGCCCAGCGACGCACCGTGCCGTTCGGCGACGAGAACGAAATGAACTCAGGGCCCGGGTCGACGACCGGCGGAGCCTTATCGTCAGCGTTATAGACGAATTCAACTTGCCATTCCCCGCTCGGCATTGACGCCGGAATCGGGGCCGACAGCGTTCCACCGGCCTTAATCTTCGGTAGCGGATTCGACGACACCAGGTCTGACGCTGACGCCCAATCGACGTTAGCCATTGCCGCAGAGTCCACGCCGGAAATAGGCGAGTAGGCCCGGGTCGCACTGCCCGCATCTTCCATCGGCCAATAGGCCACGGGGTTACCGGTAGGGATCCGGCGCCGCAGCGTCGAGTCAAGCGACTTTTGCCCCTGGCCCATGCGCCGCAGAATGCCCGACGCCTCAAGCGGGACGTAGATGTCAGACTCATCCGCCGTCCACTTAGCGGGCCACGTCGACACTTCGCCAACGAACCTGTCTTCCCGGTTCCGAACCTCAGCGCCACCGACCCGCGACCACGCCCGACCGGCGCCGTCCGTGAAAGCCGTAGATCCCGCTGTAAGGCCCGTGAAGTCTGGCGAGGCAACCAGGGTCCCATTGATGCCTGAACGGACCTCATAGCGGTAGCCACGCCCCACCATGGGCACACGCACGGGGCTGGACGCTAGGTCAGTGCCACCGATCCTCAGCGGGGCAGTGCTCACGTAGGTAGGCAGCGCCCCCGTCATCCAATACTCAGCGCCTAGCGGGACCCACGGACCGGCGATCGAGTCAGCCGTGTAGAACTGGAAATAGCGCTTGCCTGCCGTGGCGTCGAGCCGCATCGTCAGCCGTACAGCCGCGCGTTCCTTAAGGACCGGTAGGTAGCGCTGGAAATACCAATGCGTGTTCAGCGTGCCGTCAATGGTCTGACTGAAGATGATCAGGCCCGAGCTAATGCGAAGCTGCCACGAACGCTGATCCCCCGCCCGGTCCCACTTCGAAATGATCGTCTGGTTCACCGGCCCGTACCAGTTGGCAGCGATCTCCGCCCGAATATCAATGTCCCCCGTGATGTCCAGCGCCGCAGTGTCCGGCGTGCTGAATTCGTCACCGGCGACACCCTCAAGATTGAGGTAGGTCTCCGTGCCCGGGACCGAAACCCGGATAGGGGTGTTGCGGCCAATCTGCCCATACAGCGGCGACATGGCATTGCGGGGCGAATACTGTCCCGACTTGTTGTTGAGCGTCAGCGACAGATGGGCGGGATCCGTGGCCGATCCCTGGTCTCGCCGTCCGCGCGATATCTGCTTAGCGTCACGCACATAGACGTCACCGCTAATGTCAGACCACGCGCCGTTAAGCCGTAGCTCCGTACGAATATCCAGCGGAAAGGCCACGGGCCCCACCCTCTCTGTTTAACCGAATGCAGTTTGAACGCTTCCGCGCCCCTGCGTCTTTACGATGCGGCGGATTAGCCGCTTCATGTCCTCGTCAGCGCCGGTGACATCGACCACCATGCGCTGATCCATACGCGTAGCCGAACGGAAGACACCGTGCGGGTTGACGTCCATGGCCATCCCGGGGAGATCGCTGGTAAGCCCCTGTAGCTGCGAGCGCAGGCCGGGGGTTGCCTTGTCGATTCCCTTCATAAAGCCACCGATGACCATCTGACCGTTAGGGGTCAGGATCTTCTTATCCAGCGACTCCGGACCCTTCCAGCTAGTCAGCCTGGAGGTCAGGTCGCCTAGCGTGGACTTGACGTTTCCGATCATCGAGCTGATGCCGCGAATGAATCCACGGATCAGTTCCTTACCGGCGTTCAGCAGCGTTGCGCCGATGCCAGAAACCGCGTCCTTTGCCATCTGCGGAATGCGCTTGACCTTCGCCACCAGGTCGGAAATGCCCTGCTGAATGGCAATCAGCATCCTGAGCGAAGCTGCCTTCATTGCATTCCATAGCATTCCGGCCAGGGGCCCGATTGCCTGAATGATTTTGCCGGGGAATTCAGTGAACATGCTGACGATAAAGTCCAGCGCCCCCGAAAGTGCCTGCTTCGCATACTCGAAAGCCTGCGAGAAATCGCCCCGCAGCAGCGCCGCAACCATCTTCAGAGCGGGCACAATCACTGTCTCGATAAACGCAGCCAGCTGATTAGCCAAAATGCCGGCCAGTTCGCCCACCAGGGCAATAATCGGGGTGATGATCGGCACGAGCGCCTTTACGATCTCGCCGAATGCACCGAACATCGGGATAAGCGCCTGCAAAATCGGGGTCAGCGCCGGTAGGAGCGCCACGACAAGCTGCATAATCGGCGGAACAAGCGGCATTACCGCCTGAACTAGCGCTAGAAACGCGTCCACCAGGGCGCCGAGCACCGGGCCCAGCGCCTCAATGATCGGCCCGAGCGCCTGCCCCAGCATTTCAATGACCGGAGAGAGCCCGTCAAGGAGCTTGGCCAGGATCGGCCCGGCAACCTTGAGCATCTGGCCCATAAGCTGACCGAGCACGGGCAAAATCGTCTTGACCACGCCGCCGAGGGAATCAAAAACTCCCGCAGCCTCGCCCATTCCGCTGGAAAGACCCTGGATAAACCCGCCCAGACCCGCGCCCAGGTCGCCGAGTAGGCCACCAATGGACTCAATCAGCGGTTGCATCTTCTGCATCGCGGGCACTACGCCAGACAGCAGACCCTTAGCGAACTCGCCGAACCCCGCGACTAGCGGCTGAATCATCGGCCCGACCGTCTTGAAGATCGCGCCTATCTGCGGGGCGAGCGAATCAAAGATGCCCTTGAGCTGTCCGGCGGCATCCTTCAACGGGCCAACAATCGGCTTGGCGAGATCCTGCATAGTCGACGTCACGTGATCCTTAAGACCCGTGAACGCGTCCTGTACACCCTTGTTTTGCGCTGCGATCTTCACGCCGAGACCAGCGAACGCCAGCCCCACACCCGCGAGCGCACCCGCAGCACCTACAGCGCCCGCAGACATCACCGCGAACGCCTTAGCGCCAATCGTGCCGACCGACAGCATGGCCTTACCCGCGTGCTGTGCACCCGTGGTCACGCCGTTCTGGATTGCCGCGCCCATTCGCTGTGCAGTCTGAGCCGCTCGCCGAGCCCCCGCCGCCAGCGCCGAAGTGTCGATACCGAGCCGCACTGTCATTGTTGCCAGTGTGGCCATGGACACCCCCTTTCTATTCCTCGTGGCGAACGGCCCCGCCCATCGCAGCGTTAGCCGCTAGGACGTCCATCCACACATCCCTGACAGTCTTCTTGCGCTTGAACCAAGTCGGGATGAAATCGCCCGGCTTGAGTTTCTTCTTAGCGCCCTGCGAATTCGCCACGGTCGCAGCGACAATGCCCGCGCTGACATCACCGCGCAGACGCACATCCAGGGGGCCCGTGAGTTTCTCGTATGCCATCCACTCAGTGAGTTCATGGGACGACACACGAGAAAGCATTTCGGCCACGGTCATACCGCCGAGGAAACCGGCCAGACGGAAATAGAATTGCCGTTCTGGCCGGTCCACTAGTTTCCCGTGAGTTCCTCCACATCACCAGCGGAAAGGCCGGACAGTCGAGTAGCAACGTCAGCGACACGCGATAGCGCATCCGCCGACTTCTCACCCAGTCGCCTAACCTCCGCCTCGCTGCGGAAGAGCCGCTTACCCTCTCCGTCGACCATGCAGGCGGCAGATAGTCGGGCCCGGTAGTTGTCCAGCGCCTTAGCCTTGTCGACGCCGTCCATGCCGTCGTTCATTAGCGAGGCTTCGAACTTGTCTCGGGCGGAACCGGTCATACCCTGAACCCGGACAGTGCCGCCCCACTCGGGAACCTCAACATCTTCAGAGCGAAGATCCTGGGCGCCGAGAATCTGATCAGCGGAAAGGTAAGCCATAGTTAGACCCCTGCGGTAATGGTCGGCTTACCCGACACCTTGAACGTGAGCTCGGCAGACAGCTTGTCGTCTACCGGCGCTTCCTGAGAGAACCCGGAAAGGATCGCGGCAAACGCCCACGAACCCAGCGTGCCGGGAAACAGCATCTTGTAATTGCGGGGCGCCGAATCCTCGAAATCCGAAATCAGCGGGTCGTGAGCCCGGGGGTCATAGTTGACCTCAACGGAAACTTCGCCGCCGTCCTTCAGGCCGCCGATGAACTCACGCCACCCGTTCGGCGAATCATGCGCGGTAACGTCATACGTCTCGCGCTCAACCTCCGGACCCTTAACGCTGGTCACGTTGGCGATAGCGACAAACCCCTCAGTGGGGGTAAGGCCGTCGCCTCGCTGTAGCTTGATGCCAAACGCATCTAGGCCAGCCATACGGTCACCTTCCTATCTTGTTCGCACCTACTGAAATGAGTAGGTGTCAGGTCGTCTTGGTGAGCCACACCCGGTACTGAGCATTGACATGCCGAATGCGCGGATCTGAGTCCTTCACAAACTGGTGTTGCTCGTGCTTGATGGACACATCCTTGAAACCGGCCACGGTCAGCGGCACACGGTCAAGGGCGGCGTCTACCGCAGCGAAGATGTCCGCAGCCTCAGCGTTGCCCGGATAGTCAGACCACACGTGCACAACAACCAGCGCGTCTAGCCCCTGGTGATCGTGCGCATCGTCGGCAGTCTCCGTGATCGAGCCAATGGACACGTACGGCAACACCGCACCCTCAGGCACCTCGTCATAGACACCAGTAACCAGGGCGCTAAGCGCCGTCGAGCCTTTCAGCTTCCCGAACACCGCCGTCTGTAGGGGCCGTACAGCCGTAGCCATCACTCACCCCCAAGATGTCGGCGCAACTCAGCGCGATACTTCGGCACAACAGCGCCGCGAGCTGCCTCAAACGCCGGTACTAGGTACGGCTCTTCACGAATGGAAGACGTGCCCTTTTCGATGTATTCGGCGTACTCAAGCTCATCCGGGTTGTACACCCCGACGTAGGCCACACCCTGTTGCTCATACACGCGCTTATCGATCGCGTCGTGTAGCTGGCCGGTGCGCTGCGGTACACGACGCTTAGCGCCGTCCTGTACGTCCTCGGCCCAATCGCGCAGGATCTCCCCGCGCGATTCCTTCATGTTCCCGGGCAGCGCCAGGATGCGGGCAATTGCATGCCCCGTCCCCGTCACCCGAGCACTCACGCCGCCGCGTGCCATTAGCCCACCTGTAGAACGCCCACGGTGACCGAAGTAACCGCGCTGTACGTGATATCAGCGCGACCGGTCGACGGGTTGCGGTAGACGCTGTCCAGCGGAATAACTCCGCTTCCTGCGGCCGGGATGACTAGCGCGGTGTCAGCGATTGCCAGACCCTTGTAGTTGCCAGGCGTAACGACAGTGACAGTGATCGAAGCACCGCCACCATTTCGGACCTCAAGCAGAAGATTGGAGCCGATCGGTGCCTGATCGCCACCCGCAGACGCGGAAGCATAGGTGGGCGAAAGGCCGCTAACGGGAATGGGCTGAACGGCGATTAGTGCCATGGGTGTAATCCTTAGTGCTCGATTTGGTGCGCGTAGCAATCAGCGCGTAGGTAGGTTCCGGGCACCGACGGCTCGAACACAGCGAGCACGTCGAATGTACGGCCAGGCACACGTAGCTCATCACCGCGCCGAACATCAGCGGCAGTATCCAGATAAACCACATGCGTAAGTCTCGATTCGGATTGATCAGCGGCAACGCGCTCGGTGGCCGTGGGTTGCGAGTAGCGGGCGCGAACCGTCGAGATCTTCGCCCACGCTTCGCTGTATCCGCCCATGCCGTCATCCGTGCGCGTGAACCGCCAGATATCCGCCGTCGCGTTCAGCATGCGATTGAGTCGGCTCACCGCAGCTTCACCATCCCGGCGCCATTGCCGAACCGTGCCGCTAGCTTGTTGGCCTGGTAGGTGGTCAGCGACATGACGCCAGACTCGGTGTCAGCGTAGGTAACCGAGTAGTCGCCGATACGCTCGCTGGACACCTGACGCGGGGCAGGATCGCCACCCCTGAACGCCAAGAGCGCCTGAGCTGCCATCCGGCACACCATGTCGACGATGTCAGCGGGAACCGGGTCAAGGCCGTGGGTCATCGTCAGCGTCACCGCCGCAGGCTCGCATAGGCCCGTCCAGCCCTGAGAGCGCCACAGAGCGCCGTTCGTGAGCCGGTAGTCCGTGACTGCCACCCCGTCGATTTCAACGTCTGAGACGGCCGTTACGGGCTGTCCTGGTAGGAACAAGCGGGTAGCGGCTACGCCTTCCAGCGCCACAGTGCTGATCACTTCGCTGATGGGGCAACCGGCGGCATCACGGACGATGGACGACGCAACCGCAAGATAGGTGTTGACAACCGTCGTTTCTGACGAATCCACGGTCACACCGCGCGCTGTCAGATCAGCGACCGTTGCGAGGGGAGCAAGAGCCATCGTCCGTTACTCCCCTACTTTGAAGTTGGCTTGCGTGGTGCCCGCTTACGCGCAGGCTTGGGGGCCGGGGTTACGTCCGCCACCGGCTCGGGAATGTCGCGTGATTCAGGGACAACCTTGTAACCGCGAGTGCCGTCCCCGACAAGCGAATAGATCTGCTCATCGGGGACGACAATCACAAGGCCGTTAGGACCCTGTACCGCGATCACTAGGCGATCGTGACATCCACGTCGCAAACGGCCAGCGCCTCACCGCGAACGACCTTCGCGCCGTACAGGTGAAGACCCTTGATCGCGTCCGAGAACGCCGACTCAGGGCGGTACGCCTCAACCTTGCTGATCTGCTCAGCGAACGTGGTAGCCATCGCGTGACCAGCAACCACGAAGTTGGACACCTCAGGGTTAGTACCAGCGGTGCCGCCCGGCAGGTTGTTGGAGACGATGACCGAGAATCCGAGGACGCGGCCAACCTCACCGTTCTGAACCGGGGCGTTAGAGCCGTACTGCGCGGCGTCAACAAAGCGCGGGTCCGAAAGGAGAACGGCGTAGAAGTCCGGGGAGACCAGCAGGAAGCGACCGGCCTGCGGGATGTTCTGCTTGTCAAGCGCGAGCTTGAGCTTAAGAACGATCGAATACGCGCCACCCGGAGTAGCCGAAGTGACATCCGCCGCCGGAACGATGTTGGTCGCGCCGGTCGTCATCTTGGTGAGTAGGAACGTGTCGGTGGCCTCGGCCAGACCATACGCGGCCTGCTGAGCGGCACGGGTCATCAGAACGCCACCATCGCGGACCTGACGCGCGTCCACGTCGTCGACCTCAAACGCGAAATACTTTGCCTGGTCAACCACTAGCGTCTGATCAGTCGTAGACAGGGTCTGCGGGTTGATGACGGTCGTGTTCTTGACGTAGTCAGAGATAGTCGGGTTGGACAGCGAGCCAATGTGGACGGTGTCGCCAAAGTTGGCAATCTCGCCCTCGTAATTGCGGTTAGTCACACCGGCCTGACCCGCAACTAGCGTCTTGTCTAGCGCGGTTAGAAGCTCAGCGGCCCAAACCTTGGGGATAAACAGATCAACGGCCATGCGTGGTTTTCCTTTCGGGAGTTACCGGCTACTTACCGGCAAACAGGTTGGCTAGGCGCCCTTCGGCCTTTGCCGCGACGATCGCTGCGGGAGACATCTGCTTGAGCTGCTCGCGCGTGATCTGAGTAGGGCCAGCAGCCTTGCGCGCCGCGCCACCACCACCGGTGCCCTGGAACCTCTTGGCCGTTGCGGCAGCAAGGTGGGGCTTACGGGTTAGGAGATCCTGGATCGCTGATGCGATTTCGTCGGCGTCAACGTCGCCGTTTTCGTCGACCTCAAATGCATCAAGGTCCAGGTTGGGGATTACGTCGGAAAGGTCATGGAACTTGCCTGCGGCAGCTGCCTTGATTTCCGAACGCAGAATGCGGGCATTGGCCTTTGCCGTTGCCTCGCGTACGGCCTGAGACTTAATCGCCTCAAGGTCGGGGGTTTCATCAGCGGCAGGCTTCGCAGACTCGGCTAGCTTGCGCTCAAGCTCTCGCCGCGTGTCACGCTCGGCCTTCCACTTAGCCTTCATCGAATCAAGAGCACGCTTACCGGCGTCCCCAAGAGCGTCGGCGCCCTCCGGAGTGGCGTCGGTGTCAGGGGTGTCGGTCGTCGTGGTCTCGTCAACCGTGGCCGTGTCGTCAGCGTGGCTGTCGTCCGTGGTCACGTCGATGTTTTCGGGCATGCTAAAGCGCCTCCATTGCGGGGGTGTGGTTAAGTCCGGGCGTTGCGCCTCAGACGATGTAGCCGTGCTTTTTCAACAACCTGATCTGTAGGTCATGGTCGTTCTCGGCTAGCTTCATGATTTCTTCGGGCATAAGCCGAGGCGTGCGGGAAATCTCGTAACGCTTCCCTGGGACCTTTTCGAAATCCCGTAGGCGCCTGCCAGCGATACCGCGTCGAGTTGTACCCTCAGTCGTGGCCTGAACCTTGTGACCGTACGCCGTAGCCGTGCCCATCCCCCGGCGCGCGTTGACCACCTGGCCTATGTCGGCGCCGTTGGCAATCGCTTCCGCCCCGGCCTCACCGAACGTCGAGATCCGCTCCGCTGTGGACATCTCAGCGAACATGGCCTCTGGTGACGCAGGCTTAGGCCGGTGAAACTTGGTCACCGGCTCCATAGTGCAATCACAGCGCGGGTGCCGCTGAAAGGCTTCACTGATGCCGTACTCGACCCCCGCCAGGAGGATGCAGCGCGAACACGCCGGGGACTCAACAACGCGAATGTAGGACGTGACAGCAGGGCGGGCGATCATCCCCGTAAGGTCCGCCTGACGGCCGATGTCGGCTATCTGCGTACGCACCAAGAGATCCAAGAACGCCTGCCCGGACGCCAGCGCGTAGACCAGCGACATGCCGCGAGTCAGCGCATTCACGGCCGTCCACGCCGGATACATCAACAGGTTCGGTAGCGGGCGACCATCAGCGGCAATACCGGCGAACATCTCAGGGGCGATGCTCCCCTCGCTGTCGATATCCCCGAGCACCTGCGCTAGGAACGGATCCGCCGCTAGCGCTGCCTCGTACTGACCATCGGCGATCAGCTCGGCGACAACCGGCACCATCCGGGCCCACGAGTCAACAATGTTGTTCTCGTCGACCCGGGACCAAAACCGGGCAGTCAAGCGAGCCACCCGACTAGCCAGCGCACCACGGGCAACCTGGTGAGCAACGGCTAGCGGGGTGGCTGACATCACGTACTCATTTCAGTAGGTGCCTGCGGGGCGTGCGTCATCAGCGCAGTAGCTGCCGCGATGGGATCTAGCTGGGCCTCCCGCTCCCGCATCTTGAGCATGTCGACGATCTCAGTCGGGGTTAGCCCGTACTTGAGCGCGATCCACTCGAAGGGGAATCCGATCTGCTTGAGCTTGAGCAGAGCATCGGCGAGCTGGGAATGGCTGCGCGATTCGGCATCGGCCCAGAGAACGCGACCACCAGCGATAGCGTCTGCCTTAGCGTCATTGCCCTGCGCAAGCGCAACCAGGCGGAACATTTCGCGTAGTGCCTGCCCAAACCAAATCTGCTTTTCCTCGACCCGCTTAACCAGGCCGGTTTCCGCAGCGAGTAGTGCATCGCCACTAATGTTCGTCATCTTGCCGGAAAGGTAGTGCTGGGGCGTGCGCGTCTGCGCGGCAATGTGGCCCACGGCTACCTCAATGATGCTGCTGTACGCCTCAAGGTTTGCCGCTGTCCACTCGGTAACCTTGACGTCGTCACCGGTGAAGAACATCACTCGGTCAACGGCAAAGCGCTCAAGGTCGACCGGGCGCGAACCAACGATCTGCCCCGCCGAATCCAGAATCGGGACTTCCGGCACTTCGGCGCCGAGGACGATTCGCTGCGGGAACGACGCATAGTCAGCGGCCGTGAACAACTGGGCCCACAGGAGGTTTACCGCATCCTGCATCGCGACCACGCCGGACACATCCGATATGGGATCCTCGGCGAGCATGGGCCGGTTGGGCAGTTCCACCATCGGGACAACGCCCATGGGGTTCGGCTGCGGGTTAGGCTCGCCGTCTACGTCGAGTATGTCCCACAGCTTGAACTCTTCATCGACCGCCTTCATCTGCGGCGTCTTGCCGTCCAGTGGGCTAATGGTCGCTTGCCGGAACTTCCAAACCTCATCCGGTAGGTACAGGAACGCGTAAGTCTCGTTCCCGTCCTCCCACAGCTTCAATGCCGCACGCCTGCGCCTGCGACTACCAGGCTCGTACGCAATGATGCAATCCGAGGCATCCTCGAAGGTAACTTCCGGCGTTTCCTCGTCCTCCGGGTTGCCCCACACCAGGACGAAGGACCGGCCCGAATTCACAGCGCCAAGGAAACCAAGCTGCGAATCAGCGTCCAGCCCGTTGCGCTGCCAGACCCGCCAGGATTCATCGTCCGCCTCAGTTGCCCCCACCGGCTGAATGCCATTAACCGTCAGGCGTTCAACCGGCGAATCCGACGTGACCTGTACCCAGTTGTCAGAGAAATTCTTGTACCGGTCACCGTGAAACTTGGCGAACTGCTCAGACGCGAACGTGAGTTTCTGCTCGCCCCGGTAGTAGTCCTTGTTTCGCTGAATGGTCGGACGCCGGTTCATTAGCTCGCTTTCCAGCGAGCCGACTAGCGATAGCGCCTCGTCATAAGTGGCCAAGGGTTCCTCTTCCCTGGCCACACTCAAGCAGCCATATACAGCGGTTTCTTTTTCAGGAGACCAGCGGCGACCGCATCCGAACGCGCTTCATGCGCGAGGACGCTGACCACTGCTAGGTCAATCTTTCGGCGGTGCTCAGGCTTAGTGAGCACGTAGCGATCTGACGGCCGAGCAGCCATACGCGCGTTGAACATGTGGCGCTCAGTCTGCTTACAGCCGTCGTGCGTAAAGTTGGAATCCTTCTTAATGACGTCCGTCTTGAGACGCTCCGCCGCAGCGTGCATCTGAACCGGTCGGCGCGTATGCCAGCGAATAATGCGACGCTCGCCGTACCGCTCCGCCCACTGGTCAACTTCCGTCTCCCAATACGGCGGATCGCAATACATGAGCTTGACGTCATACTTGGCGAACAGCTCGCTAACCGCTGCGTCGACTTCCAGACGCGGAACCTGCCCTCCCCACTCCGCCGGATCCCATACCGTTAGCCGGTTGCTAGGTCCGTAGGACGGGGTGAACTGGAAACCCTCCAGGGTCTCAGCGCGAATGCCCGTCCAGTCATCGGAGTCCGAACCATCGAACCCGAGCACGATCGGAACGCGTAGCAGCTTGTACGTGGATGGCTTAGGTAGCTCGCGATCGCTCGCGCGCGAGAGCCAGTGAGACGCCTCAATCCAAGAGCCGTGACCGGCGACCACCCGGTTACCGAAGAACCGCTCAGCCTGCCCGGGGTCCGTCTCAAGTAGCTCCGCCGCCTCCGCCTCAATGGCATCTAGGTCGATGTGCTCACAACCGGCGTACACAGCGCGGTGAATCTTCCGGCGTTCAGCCTTATTGCGGTAACTCAGCGTCGGGGGTGCCTGCGGAAAGAACTTGTAAACGTCCTCGGCTTTGCCCTCAAAGGTGCGTTGCGCTGTAGAGACTTCATCCGGCGCCCATGCGTTCGTCGTTTCCAGCGATCGGCCGGACATACCGGCGAGACCACGGCGCATGGTTTCGGCGACCTTAATCATTTTGTTCGTCGCTGAATACGTGCCGGTCTCATCCTGAATGGCGAACGTGATGGGGTTACCGAGGCGCGATTGCGCGGACGATGTGACGACGTCTATTCGGCCCTCTTCGCCGACCTTGACGAACCCCTCGCGGACGTTCAT